AAGACGTTCAACAAGGTGGGGCGGAAGAAAGCGCTGACGATCCCACGCATGCGCCGCATCGTTCAAAACATGGCCGAAACAAAGTTTTTTGATTATCAATTATCGTCTTCCCCCGTTCCGAACGGAGCCATTACGTTTTTCTCTCTCCTTGGTCACATTCCACAGCAAGGTGCCGCGAGCGCGGCCACCGCTTCTCTGCGCCAGGGCAATAAGATCTGGGTCACGAAGATCCAGATTAAGGTTATGTGTGGTCCACTTAACAGCGCGGTCGTCAACGGCACATGCCTTCGCTTCGGGACGTATCACAACAAGGACACGCGCAAGTCCCTTCCGAACGCCACGGAAGTTTTCAACACTTCGGATCCCATGGCCCTGCGCAATTCCAATTACTATCCGCAGGTAACAATCCTCAAGGACATCACCCACCACACCGTGGTCACGTCCATGAACGCTGGAACTGTGACATCCTCAGGACCGAACGGTATGTATAACATCGATATTTACGTCAACAAGATGATTGATTACATTGCCACAGGCGGTGCTCCCGGCTCGGGAACCGATCTGCTCAATCATGACTACGGTCTCTGGTGGATCTCTAGCGGCGCGAACTCGCACTACTTCAACTGCAACACGAAGGTGTTGTTCAAGGACAATTAGGTATGCGATACCGTATGCGATTCCGTATGTGTTTCTGTATGTGTTTTTGTACGTGTTTCTGTAGTAACCGTTTTCACATACCACAGCAAGGGGCAGTTGACTGTCAACCACCCCTCACAGCTCGCCGCTTATGCTTTAGCTTACCGACATGAGGTACATACCACTCGTACCTCTTCCTCACTAGTCGCACATTAGGGTTACCACTACTACTTATGTTAGGGTCTGGTGGTTTTATTATTAAAACGAAGTCCCCCCCAGACCTCATTATAGAATGCTAGGCGGAACGAGGGTACGGAGGTTCCGCCGCCTAGGCGGAACCTCGTACCCTCGGGGTCCGCCGTGTATGAGCGCGCCGCGGAGGCGTCATACAGAGAGAAGTCAACGGTCTAAAGCCTATTATTACCTTTAGACCATTCTCTCTTTCTCTCTAAAACGGTAGCCGTTGGATCGAAAACTTCAGATTTTTTTCTCGGATCTTACCGTTATAAACCAATTCATTTTTCTTGATAAAATGATTGGTGAAATAAACTATTTTGAGCCACAAAAATGATTTTCCAATTCACAAATCAACTCAAAACAAATCTGAAAGATGCAACGCTCCAATGCCCCCTCTCAACAACAACAGTACCCTAACTGGGTCTTCACGGTCCAGTACGGCCTCGCCGACAAGGACCAACCGACTTTGGATCAAGCGGAGGCTCTGGTCCAGAACCTCCAAAGTCGCGCCACGTACCTCATCTACGGTAAGGAGCTTGCTCCTACCACAGGACAGCCCCACCTTCAGGGTTATCTCCAGCTGAAGAAACCCGCCCGTCGCACCGAACTCGTCAAGCTGATCCCGTGCTTCTGGGAGCCCGCTCGCGCCAGCGATGACGACAACTACGATTACTGCTCCAAGTCCCAGGATATCGTCGAGTTCGGCGATCGTCGCGAAGTCAATCCAGGACGTCGCGAACAAAACCGCTGGGACAACGCTCGCGCCAACATCATCGCCGGCAACATCGATCTTGTCGATTCTCAGATCCTCATCCAGCACTACTCCAACGTGCGCATGATCGCTCGCGACTTCATGGTCATGCCCGAAGGTATGGATCGCCCCTGCGGCACCTGGATCTACGGCGAAGCCGGCGTCGGCAAAAGCTTCATGGCCCGCGAGAAGTTCCCAGACTTCTATTCCAAGATGTGCAACAAGTGGTGGGATGGTTACAAGAACGAACCGAACGTCATCATCGACGACTTCGACAAAGGACACGCTGTCCTCGGTCATCACCTGAAGATCTATGCGGACAGCTACCCCTTCATCGCGGAGATCAAGGGCGGCGGCATCGCTATCCGCCCCAAGAACATTGTCGTTACGTCGCAATACTCCATCGAAGAAATCTGGGCGGACGAGGAAACTCGAGACGCTATCAAGCGCAGATTCAAGGTCATCCGCTTAGGAGTACCGGCCGATGCTCCCCGCAACCTCCGCGCCGCGTTCAACGCGCCGGCCACGCCGGAAATTATCACCGAAACTCCTGTTCAAGCTGTCCGCACGATCCCGCGTCCCCCGACGCAGGTTATCGACCTTACGCAGGACGAGCAGGCCACGCAGCCGCTTCCCGAATCTTCTGATGAAGAAGAAGAGTCAGTTCCGCCTACGCCGATGCAAACGCCCATCGGTATTCAACGTGCTCGCTCCCATTGGCTCCAAGCCCAAGCTAACAAACGCTCTAAGTCTCATTAGGCAGTTACGCGATATCTTTTGTACGTGTTGTGGTTTTTCGCATTCTTAACTTCAGGAACCCATAAAATGGCTTTTGCGATTCCAATGCTTGTTGAAGGGGCGGGCATGCTTGCCACCATGGTCGAAGGAGTTGGCGGAGCCACACTCGCAGCCGGAGCCGTAGGCACAGCTGGATATGCTCTCAGCAACGGCGCTGCTGTTAGCGCTCCTGGGCCAGATGATATTCACATGGTCGTCGGGAATCTTAACAATCAGGTTTCACGCAAACGACCCCTCCCAGGTCCAAACTTCGACACAATTCAACCCACGGGAAGACGCCGCGGGAACTACGCACCTCAGTTGCCCCAATACGTTCCACGGCAGCGCGTCGGCAAGCTCTTCAAATGGCAAAGCGGAGGTTCTACAAGAAAAAGACGTTCAACAAGGTGGGGCGGAAGAAAGCGCTGACGATCCCACGCATGCGCCGCATCGTTCAAAACATGGCCGAAACAAAGTTTTTTGATTATCAATTATCGTCTTCCCCCGTTCCGA